TTTGAAGAATTAGCAAAAGAAAAAATGGCTTAACCGTCTCTACTAAAATGTGTCCAAGATATTGACTCAAATCCAACCAAATTACTAACACAATAAAAAACACCCCACGCATGGAGTGTTTTAGGTACAAACCGAAGTAGTGTACCGCTATTTGATAATGAAATTATCCCATATAGAATATAAAATGTAAACAATTTTCGCTTATTTTCGGATAAAATTTTTAAGAGCAACTATTTTATTTTTTGCATCTGTTCCTATTATAGCTGTATACGTACTAAACGGAACACTTAAAAAAAGTGTTTCTCTAATATCATCAAAGTGTCTCACATACCTATTTAACTCATTCTTAGTTATATTAATTTTTTTCAACAACATAACCAATAAAATCATAAAATCCATCAACGTATCAAATGTAATATTTTTTATCCCTGTTACCTTTTCCAAATATCCTTTAAGCTGATTTGAAGTATTAGAATTATTGAATCTACAATCAAAAATTACAGAGTTATGCATAGTAGCATTTCTAAGTCCTGTTAAACAAAATACTATATTTTCTATAACTCTTCCATTTTGATTAAAACCACTATGATGTAAATTTATGCTTTCAGCAAAATTAATTCTCAGCTCTTTATTTAAGCATCCAATAAAATTACCGAATTCTCCAAATGTTATTATCTCAAAATATGCCCACAAAGGTAATGGTTTATTGCAGTGAAAAAAGTGTTGTACTGCTGGATGACCGTTACCGTAGTTATAAGCAATTGTTTCATCTATTTTTTCTCTTAGCTTAAGGTTTTTAGCTAAATATTTTTTGTAATCTTTGGATCCTACTTCTTTTGATGCATAGTCTCTAAGCTTATTTTTGTAGATATATTCAATGTCACATTGTTCTCCTTTCACTAAAAAATCTATTAACCTATTTTTTAATGATGTTTCTATTTTAATTAACATTGGATAAAAAATTGTTTTCATTTCTAAATCAAAATCGTAAACAGCTTTTACTTCGTAAAACTCTTCGAATTGCTGCATATTTTTTCTCTCTTTTATATACATTGAAGCCTTATAACCGTGATAGTATCCCATATTTAATAAGTTTTGTTTGTCTCTACTACCATTAATTTTCACATTATGGTTATTTCTCATATGTCTCATTAAGCCATCAATAGATTTTCCCTTTTCGTTCATATGCTCAATCCTTTTTTCCAAATATGAATAGTTACTAAAACTAGCATACCACAGTTTTAGAGTAAATTTGATGAAATCATTATATATTTGAGCGTTCTGATCTATTGTAAATGAAAGTTATACAGGCTATAGTATTATTTATATAAGAATTTTATGTACCGCCCCTCATCGAGGGGCTATTTTTTTATCGTTGTGGAATATTTAAATACCAGCGTTTATCATGAAAATCTTGTGCTCCGCCTTTAGTGTTCCCTTCTGGATCATTCGTTGCACGCATCATTACATAGACTTTCTTATTAGGAAAATTACGCATATTGAAAGATACATGATAACCAACATTTCCAGAAGTATTATAAGCTTGGTTTACATCTGGTCTATAAATTCCATCAGCTCTTACTCGAGCTAATTCTTTCCCAGTATTGTAGTCCATAATGAAAACATACTCGTATTTATAGTTAGCGATGTGCCATCCAGCTACATGCAAGTTTGCGTTTTCGATTTCCCCAAACTGATCAATGTGGGCGTAATTTGTTCCATCTGTCAGCGTAGGATTTGCAGCACCAGCTCTAGTTGGATCAATGACTGGTTTATCATCTGAAGTTGTCGGATTTTCATCGGTAAATCCATGAGCTAAATCATAGGCTAATTTTTCTTTACTTACGCCCATTTCAGAAAGATAACCGTAAGGATCTGTATGATCACCCCAAATATTTTGTGTTACCCATAAATGTGATTTGATTCCTGGTTGGTTATAAGGAGTGTCCAATGTTAATGGAATACCATATTTCATTGCTGAATCTCTTGCCAGTTCAACGTATGCTTTATAGTTCTTTTCAAAAGTTGCTTTATCATGTGTGTGCTGTAACTCAATCTGCACAGGACTGTTAGCATTAGCATACGAACCAGCACCGTACTGTACATAACCAGGTTGACCGACTTGATAAACAATTCCGCCGTCTCCCACAATGTAAGCAGTGTAAGCACTAGTCCATGAACGTTGCATATACTGCGCTTCATTGCGTCCTGTTGCTGTTTCATTAGCCGTTTCATGCAGTAAAATGTACTGATTATTTGCTACTTGTGAGCTACCTTCGTTTAGCCCCAAATTAAATTCATTGTTAATCGTATAGGCGAATCCATTAATTGGCAATAAAAAAAGAGCCGTTAATAGGCTCATCGCAGTAATAGTAATTTTCTTTTTCATTGATCATCTACTCCTTTAATTATTAGTTTTTTCATCAAAAACTAAATTATAATTAAACAAAAAGACACGATATAAATCGTGTCTAAACATTAATATATTATGAAAATAAAAATATTTGATTTTGCTATTTTTCTTTTTCTTCTACCCTAATAGAGTCCACTCCCCAATATGCAGCAACACTTCTATTTCTCTCATTATTTTTATCTGAAGTAATATCATTACCATTGTAAACTGGATAAATAGTTTGTGGCTTGTAATTTAATGGTGGAACAACTATATCCATTTCACCATTCTTAATTTGCCTTTTAATAGATTCATTTTGATTATTGTAACTTACATAGTTTTTATATATGTCAGCAGTTCCATTGAAAAAAAGTAATAAAAAACTAATCATTAAATAACTGAAGATCATAGAAAAAACAACTTTATTGATTTTATCAAAATTTGTTAGCAATTCAAAAAGACTAATTACTATAGATATGAAAATAAAAATAATCCCCCCAAAATAAGACCTAGACCAAGATAACGCGGTTGGAGAAATAGTAAGAACTCCTATTGTCAATATGCCACCAACGAAAAACAATGAACTTAAAATATTACTAATTGTTAAACTACTATTTAAGTATGATAAAACAATCAAAGCTAATGCTATCGTTAGAGGAAACATTGCATTTTCCTGTAATGCACGACTGATTGCAGGTATTGCATCAAGAATTTTCCAAAAGATTGAAAGATTACTTCTATCAAAATAAGTAGCCCTGATGTCGTTGCCAGGTGCCATTACCATAAAAAGAAAACCTACAATATTTCCAACAATACCAGCAATCATCCATTTTTCTATTTTTTTATTCTTATAAAAATACGAAAGAGCAGTATATGCTACAACAATGAACAATGTGCCTCCAGAGGTATTTTCATTACACCAACCAGCTATTATTCCCAAAAGAAGCATCCCTATTGTCTTAAAAAAACTATTATTTTGTTCTTTAGATTCTGTTATATATCGATGATAAAACAGAATAAAAGATAACATAATAACCATTGCAGTGAGATAATTCACAGAACCAGCCATCCACAAGTAAACATTATTGAAAGCTGGAGTAAATATCCACATTAATGAAAATATGATAAACCCTTTTAGATAAACATTTTTAGTAGCCCGATCTTTTATTATGGAAGAAAACATAATAATTTGATAAACCAATATAGAAAACATGCAAGAATTATATATATTAAAATATATTTTTGGTAGTTTAGTAAAAAAGCGAAAAATAACGTGGACTACTGATCTACCAGTCCATGTCATATATTGTTGATATTCGTCAGATAAAATTGTTTTTATACTTGAGGTTTTTACAAAATAAGAATAATCGTCGTGTACCAAAGGGGACATACTATTCAAAATAAGCATAAATACAAAAATACAAAATAAAACAATAAATAAATGTCTGTCGCTCTTAATTTTTTTAATCATACCAAACAATTAGCTCCTCTTTATTTCAAAATATAACTTAGTATAACATAAATTTATTATTTGGCAGCGTCAAATTAAAGCATACAGAATATATATTCCAACAAATAATTTGTACTATTTTTCAAATCAAGTAGCACTTATCCATCAAATGATTTTCTATATCTGAATGTTCAGTTTAGTCCATTTCTTTCTCCTATTGTAATTTCTCGTGAATCTTCTCTACGGTACTCTTGATTGTCTCTACATCACCCAAAGCGTTCGTTAATTTGTCGATAGTATCTTGATACCGTTCTTCTCTTGTATTGTTCTGTTTCATTACCCAAACAAGTAAGCCGACAAACAATACTGCAAAACTTATTTGTTCAGGATTTGAAAGCAACGACTCCAACAATTTATCCATGCTTCATCACTCACCCCTTTCATTGCACAATAAAAACACCCTCCTTTGAGCGTGTTGGTAGCAAAATTAGTATTTTATACAGGTTTTACTTCTGATATTTTTAAGGATAATAGTTGTGTGTAAATATTATGCTAAGCGTATTTTGTGTTATTTTTACTTACTAATACGTATTTCCCTACCGCAGCCATCCAAGCCCATTGAGTAATCAAGCCAGTTCCAAATGAAACTGTTTTGGATAAATCATCTGGAACCACAAATTGGGTTTCATCAAAACCACCAAAATTAAATGTGCCAGAGGATGAACGCACTAAAACAGTAATAACAGCAGTAGAACGTTCCGGTGATAATATTTTTATTTTGTTCGTCATTGTACCGGAACCATAAATATCAATGAAATTATAATTTGAAATATCTAAATTAGAAGCATTTTGATAATTTAGATTTAAGAATCTAGTCATAGGCATTCCACGAGAAATTTCAAAGTATACGCCATCTTGGTATTTAAAACGAATCGAGCTGCCTCGACCAGCTATTGAAGGCCCTAATAAAAATACCGTAGAAGAACCTTTAATAGTTGTGTTGTTATCCCATAAATTAATTTCATAAGTCTCGCCGTCTTTACCATCTTTGAAATCAGCAATTATCATTTTTTCAGAATTATTAGTTCGAAAATATCTTCCGAATTTAAGCGAGGGAACTGATCCCTTTTCTAATTCTTGTATATCAAATAGTTGCCCTGCTTTCCCACCAGTCACAGAGCTAATTGCGACGTCAACATTATTTGCATCTCTTCGGAGAGTCATATTCTGTGATAAGCTAATGCCAGAAATATTTAGATTGATTGTTTGATACGCTCTAGCTGGGCTTGCTGATCCCGTTTCATTGAAATTAACAATTGTAGTGTCAGCTACCGGAAAACTGGTATATTTACCTCCCCCAGTATCTCCAACTGCATCACCTAAACTTAGCGGAACTGTACAGTCTATTGCAGAACAATTTGAAAATTGATTCCCGACACAGCTTAAGTCACCAACGTTACTAAAATAGTCACGTTTATATTGACTGAAGCCTACACCACATTCTATTGCTCGACAATCTGAAATTTTATTGTTGATTGCTTCTCCTTTTCTATCAGACGCAGGTATATTGTCAGCTATTGCTCCGAATCCCCAGCTAGAATGTTTGTTAGCTTGACAGTTAATAAAATTAGTATTTTGAGCTTTTGATATAAAACCATGTATTCCATCATGTGTCTGGCAATTCGATACTGTAGTATCTTTAACTAGTCCAGTATATGATTCAATTAAAAAACCGTGATCACGTGCTATTGTGATACAGTTATCTATGGTAATATCACTAATTTCTTCTCGAATATCAAAACCGTTTGGTTTGTCTTTGTTTATGACACCAACGTTTTTGACAGTCGAACCACTTGATCCCGCTCTGAAATAGACACCACCGCCAGTAAATACAGTTCCATCAACTAAATCTCCATTTTCATATTTAGGTTTGATGCCTTCTATATGAATTTGTTTTCTGAAAGGGAAATTATTTGAAAGCACATATTTGCCAGCAGGAAAAAACAATTTTGAACCACTGGACAAAGTAGATGCTATTTCCGTTAACTTATCATAATTATCTGTGATGCCATCATTTTTCAAACCAAGAGTCAAAACATTAATACCACGCTGATCTAGATTTTTGTTGGTTTCATTTAATTTTGTAAGCAATGCTCCGTTAGGATCGATGTTTTCTAGCACATCTTTAGAATCTTGCACAAACTTATTCCAGCTATCCCATTGACTATCCATCTTATCAGCAAACTCATCGATTTTTTCATTTGCAACGTTCACTACAAAATTTACATTTTCTAATGCTTCATTCAATGCGTCGGCTGCTTTTTGTTTAACTGCATCGAGTAGTTGTTGGAAGTCTGTAATGAAGTAGTCTGCTTTATCTTGTGCCAATCCATCAATCTTAGAACGTTGCATACGGAACGTGAAACCTAAGTTATCGCTCGTTGATCCGTCTGAATATTCGATATACACATAAGTTTCCACCATGCCGTTATAAGCTTTCATGGCTTCTGGCAAGATGTACACGACATGTCCATTTAGAAAGCTTTCAGTGATAAGATTTTTCGTGATAAACGGAATTGGCTCTTTGGTCACTGTTCCGTCTATTTCGTCATAGATAAACATTAATAAGCGTAAGTTAGCGCCTAACAAGTCTGCGGGTGTGCCGTCTTGTTTTTCCACATTAAATTCTAGTGCCACTTGGTTATCATATGATTTGAATACTAATCCAGTTGCTTTCAAATCAAAATCTTTCGGTTGCGTAGGCACTTTTATTGTCCCACTTTTAATGATTTGCACCATTATTTCACACCCTCTATTCTAACGATTTGGATTTCTGCATTTGTGCTTTTGTGGTAGTTCATATTTTCAGTGATTGCTACTTGGGCGGAACGAACGATCTTATAGCTTGTATCCGTCACACGTTCTAATTTCAACTCATACATTTCCATACCGCCTGCATCGTCATATAAGTTAGTGAACATGACAACTGGCCCAGTCACGTTATTTGCTTCGTACACCTGACCGCCCCAACCTTGAATATGAATGCGGACGGAACTGTAGTGTTTCATGCTATCTTTTAAGTCTATCGTCGTACCCACGCCATGTTTTTCACCTTTGAATAGCTCGAAGGTTGTCACAACTTTTCGGAAACCCGGGCTATTATATCCGTTATCATCGTTATGCGTGCGCGCGATGTAGATGTTTCCGCCGTAACTGTCCGAAGCCCAAAGCAGTTTCCGTTTATTGTGTTCTTGCATAACACCTAGTAACATGATCGAACCATCGCCAAACATCGTTATCTGCCCGTTTTTGTACCATTGGTTAGTGGTGGCATAAAAGCCCGGTGGAACGTCATACACGTTAGTATACTTCCAGCCTAGCTCATTATCCTTCAAAGCAATACCACGCGCGTTCATTGCGATTTCAGGAGTACAAAAACCGGCATTTAACGGTGTAGCGTCCACGTGTGCTTGCTGTGGTGTGCCGTCGAAATGAATTTCTAATTGTTGTAAAATCCATTTGACAGATTCTTGCAATTTTTTAATTTCTTTTTCCACTGATTAAACCTCCTAATACGTGAAATTGCGATTAGTGTAGTGGCCCACACCTTGTACTTTGATCGTACGTTTTGCCGTATCAATTTGCACATTTGTGAAACCCGCTTCATTCGCTGTGTTGTATTCCTCTTCGGAAGGGAAGGCTTTTGTTCCTACAATGATTTGCGTTGTACCTAAATATTTCACTGTTTCATAATGCCAATGCCCCGCAAAGATTGCCGCAACTGTTCCGCGTCCTTTTGTTGCGAAGTTGTAAGTCTTTTGTCCCATAGGACTCGGGTTGTAACCGTTCATTGTATTGTAATCAATAGTTACGCTTGCTCCTTGTTTGAAGCCGTCTAGTAAGGTTCCTAGTTTCGTCACGTTTGCTACGTCGTTTTCTCTTTCCATAGGTACATGTCCTACAATTACAACGTGATAGCTTCTATCAAGTTGTTCTAACCATTGTCCAAAGGCATGCAATTGGTTTTGCCCTAGTTTTCCATGAGGAAACTCAGCACCGTTGTAATATCCAGAAAACTCGATGAATTTTCCTTGTGAGTTCGTAGCGTCTTCGAAATCATCGGTATCGATACGGTAAATTGCAACTTTTTTACTAGGGAACAAAGTAGCGCCGAAGCGTCCGCCGTAAGCTTCCCTAATGTCCGAACCTGTCAACGAATCTTCTCGGGAACGTCCATCGTTTGCGTATGGGATTTTACCTGTTTCGTGGTTACCACGGCAAAGAATGATCGGAACTTCTGCGCCTGCTGTCGCTACGCTAGCAAAGCGTTTCAACACGTGTAAGTTCTTCGCGCGTCTTTCTTGTTCGGTATAAGGATAAATACCCGACGCTGTTCCTCCACTGTATCCATCGATATTATCCCCGCCGTATACCATCGCGTCCGCAAAGGTTTCTAGCGTCCTGAATTGTCCGACAATGCTCCAACGACGTTCTGTTTTGTCCTTCTGGTCGAAGTGATCTAAGAATTGCTCGTGTGAATCGACGTGGATATCCGTCATGAATCCCATGTTAAACTTAGTTTTATCCGCTTGCGCGATCACTGTGTCTAAGTTAGTAGGGCGAACGTAGTTGTACGCTCCTCTGTCGTAGAAAAGTTTGTCTCTTTTGATTGGCACTTGTTCTGCACCTTTAGGAACATTGAATGTTTTATTTTGAATATCGTCTAAGCGAGCGGCTAAACTGTCATAATCTCCTTTTGCTTCATTCAAAATGTTAATGATCGTACCACCTGGATCGATATTTTCCAGTATTTCACGATTATCTTCTAACCACTGCTCCCAGTCATTTTTGCCCTGATCCATGTAATCTTTGAATTTTCTTAGCAAATCCTCAAAGGTCCACACATAGCCAGAATCACGTAACTGGCTTCTAGATATTCCAGAAATGACTCGATAGGTAAAATCCTGTGTGCTAAATTGTTCACTCCAAGTTCCGTCGCCATTAAGTGATCGGAAACTGAAATGCGCGGTGTTTTCACCGCCCCATTGCCAGTCAGGCTCACTTAACGTATAAACAAGCCTTGCTTGTCCTGGACTGTATTCTTGTACTTTTTGTTCAACAGGTTGGTTTTCGCCAAATTTTGTTGTATTAATAAAAAATGGCACTAGGCCATCGAATGTTTTTAGTTTGCCATGTTCCACCACTTCAACAACGAACTTTTGCGTTAAAGCATCCCCTTGCCGAATCCGAACCAAATTTATTCCGTTATTTGGTTCGGTGGTGGATAGGACCATTTTATGCTGCGTTTCTGCCACGACTATTCCTCCTTTAGAAATTAATATAGTCTCTTGCATTATGAAAATGGCCAGAAGAAGATGGATAAAATTCATCCATAAATTGGAAATGAAGATGTTCTCCAGTTGATGGTCCAGTTGTTCCCATCAGCCCAATTTGCTGACCAGCAGTTACTTTTTGTCCTTTTGAGACATCCACACGGCTTTGATGAGCATAGCCTGTATACATTCCATCAGCGTGTTTGATTACTGTCCAATTTCCATACCAGTCATAATAGTTTGCATCACCTGCAACAATCACTTCGCCATCTGCTGATGCAAAAATAGGTGTATTAGGATTTCCATTTACAAGGTCAATACCGTTATGAAATTCTTGTGCGCCTGTAATTGGAGAAGTGCGCCAGCCAAATTCACTCGTCACTCTGATTGGATCTGCAATTGGTTTTATATATCCTTTTGATGCAGGAATTTCCAAATCTTTGAATTTGTCGTACCATTCTTGTGCCCATGTCGTCCGTTCTGGATGTGGATCACGTGGACGTTCAAAGTTAGCCACGAATGCTTGTGCTGCTGTGTTGATATCGGTTAGATTCATGAATTGTGTCCATGTGTAAGGATAAGCGCTAGTAACAAGCCATTGACCGTTCGGTGCATGCCACATCAACAATTTGAACTGCGCCGTGATCGTGTCTGGATCATCACTGATGCCAGCCTTTGTCATTAAGTTGAGCATATAGACACGTCCGCTAGTTGCACCTGTGGAATCCGTCCATTGCCATACACCATATCCGAACCCTGGTGCGCCATTTCCCTCATCAGCGGTTGGATTAGCATCTGATTCTCCTTGTGCATTTCCAAGTAAGGCTGCAGCAGCTTGTTTAGTAAAGCCAGCACCTATTGCCATTGCCCAGATCTGCCAATAACGTTTATCCCTGTCAGTAGTTACTTCTGGCGGATATTGTCCATTCCAACCGTTATCGTTTCCTCCAGTATTGTCTCCTCCAGTATTGCCACCACCGTTTGTATCGATTTTAACGCCGTTCACATATAATTCTTTGACATCTAGACGGCCATCTATGGTTATATTTCCTTTTGAAAATTTACCATCACCGTAAAGATTATATTTGCGCTTATCAGCAGTAACGTCTGCTGGAATTTGAAAAACAGGATTCCCTCGATCGCCGCCGTCCCCAGCATTAATGGAAAAAATATAGTTTGGCTCTTTCCAGACAGCAAAGCCGTTAATCCCTTTAGAACCATAAGTAGATACAATTGAGCCCAAGCGTTCTCCATGTACATCATCTAGTCCAGTAGACTTGACTTGTTTTTCAAAAGAAAGTTCTCCCCCCTCTGCCACTAATTGGAAATCTTTATCGTCAAATGTTTTTAAAGCTACCCCTTGCACGAGGATACCAGACAGAATGCCTGCGCGAATAAAATTAGCATTGAAAGTTCCATCCAACGTCCAAGCGGTCGTGCTATCACCATTGTGTACATCTTGGATTGTTTTCCATTCACCTTTCTTACACTGTTTGAAAGATATTCCTGAGTTATTTTGGACCATAAAAAAGCGTGATCTAGGAATGTTAGGTCCATCCATATAAACAGTTTCATAGATTTCTCTACTATCACTAACACCAGCTTCAATTCCATTTACCCAATAAATAGAACCGCCATTATCTCCTGCGCCTCGCATAATGTCATCTTGATATTTTCCAATCTCTGTCGATTCGTAAAATGTCATTTTGCTAGATTCTAAACTATTAATATTATTGACAATAGAAGCCGTTTGTTTTCTAACATCTTGTGTTAAATTATCCCCTAGTTCGATATTCGTTTGACCAGTAAGACGATTGAATGTAGTTTTATAAATACGAGTTTTATAGTGATAACCTTTATCGTATCTGTGAATAGTCACTGTATTTCCTATCACATCTCCTCCAGTGACTTCAGCTTTGAATTGTACTAACGGTCTAGCAGAATCGATTAAGGTTGAATAAGTATTTTTAAGTAATTCTGTTGGATCATCTATATCATCAAACACTACTACGGTTTCTCGTTTTCTCATTGATCCATCTTTTTGTGGTATCCCATACTTTTGAGTTGCTTCCGGATCTTCAAGCCAATTTTGGCCTTTAGGCTTATCTAAAGGATCACCATTCGACTTTTTCCATTCAACATCAGTGAATTCAATTCTTCTACCGTATCCGTCACCAACCTCTTCGCCTCGCCCACGACCTATCATTGAAGTTGAGATTGAGCTTCTATCTATCTCTCTTACAACTGTTAATGCTTTACTACCATATACAAAACGTGTATTCGATTCTTCACCAATTTGTTCATATACTTCGATCCATTTATCCTTTATTCCATCAGAATTCAAAGAACACCTAAAGACAAATTCCATGCCTAAGGTTTGTAATTCTTTCAACGCTTCTTTTACAGAGACATAGTAAAAAGTTGCAGTTACTGCAGGTAACATTGCTTCTACGTGACCAACGCGCCAATTTCCTTCAGTAAATTCAATCAATCGATCAAGGACATTTTTTAAGGGCTGCCCACTCGGTCTAATATCTTTGATGATGTAAGCATCTAATTCATTCGTTGCAAATCCTAACCCTGTAAACTCTAATGTTTCAGATGGGTCGCTCACTTTAGCAATTCGATACAACGAAAAAGACGACTCGTTTTCACGAATCGCCATATATCTTGCATCTTCTATTTCTTTATCATATTTTGTCGTAACGTAAAGAGTATCTTTCATTAGATCGCTCTTATCAGAACTAATTTCTTTTTCTTGGGAGACTTCAATCAAACTTCTTGTATTTTTTCTTTTAATAAGTTTTTGCAAGTGATCAAAGAAATAAACTGTCTCACTCAAATTGTCGCCCCCCTATAGAATATTTTAAGCTTCCCATTATTGCTAGTTATCTTCTGACCTTGCTTAAGATAAAAGTTCTCAAAATCACTTTCTAAATCAATCATAGAAGTACAATCTTCTCCGTTTACAGTTACCTGCTCATCGGAAAAATCAAAAACCAACACGTCTCCTGTTTTTATTGCCGCGTCAGTTATCGTGATATTTTGTTCTCCGTTTGTAATTTTGATTGAATTATTCATGGATAAAGTAACTTCAATTTTTCTTGGTGTTATAGGAAACTGTATCGGATTTCCAATATAGCCATCACTAACACACTCTTTCGTATACTTTAGTGGATCCGCACAGAATACATTAAAACTCGAAATAATCGAGTTGGAGTCTCCTGGAACAGTATCAGTTGATGTATAGCGACCGTAGTAATAATAATCTAATTCATCATGAAACCTAATTTCCACGTCTTCATTCCGGTATAAATAATTCAACAGTTCTTTGAATTTAAACTGTAGTTTTTCTGGATCTCTATCTTCCAGTTTATATGTTATTTTTAGTGTTCTTGAAGGTATTTTCTGATTTGTAATGATTGAACCAATTTGTATCTCTTGCTGTTCAACTTCTACAGAAAGCATTTCTCTACCTTCAACCGTAAGTGTTTGATACCCCTCAATCAAATCTTCTAAATACATTCCATCGTACATCATGGCAGACGTTGGAAGGAATCGTTTAGAACTATTGAGATTAATAGTTGTATCTTTGAATGAGTACATTTTATTTTCTCGCTGATCCAAAATATTCCCTCCTAAAATTCTAGATTAATGTCTGCACCTTCGCCCATAGCTTGTGAAATATCGTCCATAAACAATCTAAACGATTGTCTTCCAAGATTGATTTTAAATACAGCTGGTTTAGTAGAGCCACCCATATTTATTTTATGTTCAACTTGTGCACCAATGTTTTTATTTGCATTTTTCAAATTTGCAGCTATATCTACATCAGAATTTGCATTGAAAAGTTCCGCGATAAAGTCTGCCATACTTCCAACAGTATTCTGTACGTCATTGAATCCTCCTGTCAGACCTTTATTCAGACCGTTCATAATAGCCTGACCAGCTGGAATCAATAGCTTTCTATCGTATTGGATAGGTCCTTTGTGTTCACGAATCCAATCACCAATACCTCCAACAAAATCTTGCACAGATTTCCATGCATTTTGTAACCCTTCTAGAAAACTATCCATGATGGCTTTTCCGGCTGCTAGTAAATCGATATTTTTCAAGTTATCAAACCAGCCAGTTACTCTATCCACCGTATCACTAACAGCATTTACTAAATTATCCCATGCCTCTTGAGCACCATTTACTAAGTTGTTAAAAGTATTAATAGTCCCTTGCTTTAGATTTTCCCATCCTTGAATTATATTATCTTTCGCCCCTGTAATTAAGTTGATGATCCACGACTTAAAGGAGT